TGATAAAATGGAAATTCGTCTTCTACATAATTGATTTCAAACAAAGACTTGGAAAGAGGAAGATATATTAAATCTCCAACACGAGGCTTGAGTATCTCTGTTCTTTTAAGTTTTATTTCTTCTTCGAATCTGGTTTTAGATAACAGTATAGTGCAACGATCTGTTATTTGTACACCAAATTTTGCTATAACGTCTCGGTTTCCTTGAAAACGATCTACGTCTACCAGATAGGCCTCTATCGGATATCCTTCGGTAAATTTTGCTTCCGGATCTTCTCCGAATATGTTGTCTATATTCAAATAATCTCTAGGAATATACAGAACATCTCGACCCATTGCACGAATAGTTTCAATAGTCAATTCATTGATGAGTTTTTGTTCTCGATCAGAATCGTATGATCTGAAATACGGATTTGTCGCCATACATTATCCTATGAAAAAGTCAGAAGGTAATTCGTGTGTTCCTCTTATCTCGTTTTCGATTAATTCTATTTCTTGCATTGCCTCTTGTTGAATTGCAGCACCTCGAGTGGTGATTCCACCAGGCAATTGAACTCCATCAAATTTTGCCATATTCGCTCCCCATTGTCGTTTAATTAGGGCAGTAACATATTTTTTTAGTAGTCTGTCATCGTATATCTCATTGTATTTGTTTGGATCTAATGCAGCATAGGCCTCAATAACCATAACTGCACCTGCTGATAATTCTTCCATGGATCCGTCAATATAAATTCTATTTTTAACTTTACTAAATCTTATAGATTTTTCTGGAGCAAAAAATTGTTCAATTAAATTAATATATCGTTTTGTTGCACTGTATTGAGGAAGACCCAGTGAGGCCTGAGAGGCCAATCCTCTATTGATACCAAAATAATCTGTTAGGGCAAGTTGATATCTAATATCAAACATATTAATATTAGAAAAATTACTAAAACGAAACAACTTTACAACACTTACTATAGTTGTTCCGTCAGGTCCGTCTCCTGTTATACCACTAGGATTAGTTAAGGTTTCTGTATCAATATATCGTTTTTGTATATTATCTTCTGTCATTGTATGACGAAAATACACTTTTTCTACTCCGTCAAAGTGTCGTTCTGCAAACAATTCTAGCGCATCGTCTACGCGATCCAGACATTGTTCGTGATCTACGTTGATGTCTATTACAGGATGACCTAATGCCCTGAGTGCGTATTTAATAATTTTATCTTTTGAGTTAATATTTCCCATTATTGCTCCATTTTATTTATAAGGAGCTGGGCCTTCACTCAAAAATATTTAACTCTTGGGATCTTCTGGCATAGTTACTGGAACCGAGGTTAATTCTTCAAATTTCATCTTTTCAATATAGGCTCGACGAGTAATTGGTGCAACAGATTCTTCTGGTGCAGATTCTTTATAATTAGAAAATCCAGGCATTTGAAGAGGACAAGACAGTTTTGGATAATCTAGTTTACTGTATTCTTCTGCAGTACCGTTTAACCAAGTAAGAGGCTTATCTCCACATCCACATCCTCCACAAAAGAATTTTCCTGGTGTCGCACTTGTTTGTAAGTATTCACAAGCAGGCAATACTCCACCAGAATCTTTATTCCCAAAACAACTCAATACTCGTAATTGTTTTAAAGGAATGTTTACCTTTTCACTATTAACTCCTTTAGACGCTATTGCATTAATAAAACTTGTTGCCATTCCAAATCCTTTTGCAATCGGATTTGAAGGCGCTACTTCTCGTTTTTTAAATTCTTGATCCATATTATAACCTTTTTGTTTTACCCAAACAGGAACACTACGAGTATTTATATCAGAAACAGGTTTAATCAAATGTTCAATTGTAATTTCCTTTACTGCTTTTGTTGACGGTGTAATTTCTTTTACTGCTTTTGTTGACGGACAATCCGAGCCAGTGCAGGATTTTTCAGAGTTTTTATTTTTATTACAACCACACCCCATATCAATTTATTGGTATAGATCTTACAAGTAAACAATTAGATTCAAGTCGTGGATCAACTAATGAAATCTTTCCATCAGGAAATCCCATACCGTACAAATATTTACTAGTTAAATCTGTAACATTAGGATATCGGGATCTTTCTGCAGTAAAGACGGTAGAAGAAGTAACAATATGATTTTTATTAACAAGCATAGAATTTATTTTAGTTCGTAAAGATAAACTTTGTAAATATTTATTGTGTAAAAATTTTAATTCTGCAAAAGAAGCAAATACCCAATCTAAAAATATATTTGTATTATCAGATATTTCTGGTAAATTTATTTTAGCGTTAAATTTATTTCCTTCATTTCTATTATATTGACCACTAAATACAGAAGTTTTACTAGACAATGATGTATTTTCGGATAGAAATTTACACGGCACTATTGTTGGATATATTAGAATAGCGTATTGAGACGAATCAGAAGACGAATAGATATTCAATCCATCTGATAATGAAATTCCAGATGGTATATAGGTTCCAGCATAGATAGAATTCCATACAATATCTCCGGGTTTAAACGAAGAAAACACAGAACCAGAAACTCCTATTGATTGCCAGTTTCCTTGTATATTTTTAATATACGAATCAACATATCCGGAAACGCAATCTGTTTTTGGTTCAAACAAGCCATAACAGTTAGTTTTTAGTTTAACCTTGCAATCCGGTGTTCTTGAATCAGAATCTTCTGTGTAATTATAACAAGCTCCCCAGTCTACTCCAGCGTCATTTAATGAAAGTATTTCAGAAGCACTCAAAGACATTATCTATTCCTCGGATTTCTGCTTTGACAACTTTCGAGTATCTCAATTTTATTTAAAGCGGGAATATAGATCGTCTTTAAATACGGAAAATATTGTCCTCCTGTTGCAAAACAACTATGATATCCGTATTCTCCTGTCGAACCAATCATGTCATTTCCTTTACAACAAAGACCTTGATTTTGTAATATATCAGAATTTATTGTCTCTCCAATTCTACTTCGAAACTGAATGCTCATATACAATCTCCTGTACTCGATAGAGTAAAAGTTATACTATTATTTATGTGTTTTTTATTAATATCCCATTTTTGGAGGATTGGTAGTTGATGAATAATTTGGAGGATTGGTAGTTGATAAATTTGGATATTTCGGTGAACTGGTATCAGACGTGTTTTTGAGTAATGCATAGTTCGGTTGCCATAAAGTATAAGTAACATTACTATTTATATAGTGTTCTGTTGATATTGCGTTATTTATTGAAGGTAATTGAGTCGAAGGTTGCGATGATGGGGGACAATCCCCACAACTAATTCCTATTGACCAATTGGTGAAGTTTTGCTGCTCCGAGTTACATCCTGCCAGATTCCATAATCTTATCTTCTTATACCAAAAATCAGTTGTGTCATCTATTTCTACATCATTTTCAGTTACTGTAACAGTTTTTCTATATCTCTGTGCAACTTCACCCCAAGTACAACCAGTATCAAATAATATTGCTCCAGCATAACTGGTTTTATCAGAATACCATGGATGACTCGATTCTACAATAAAGTCTTTGTAATCGGATTTATACCTTGCATCTTCTGAGCCTCGTATTAAAAATTGCTTACCGGAATCGGTATCTTTTGTTTTTAGAATTAACCATCTATCTGGTGTCTTATTTGGTATATAAGAAAAACAGAAACTGCCTTGAGAAATTCCTTCACTTTTAATCCAATTCAATGAAGATAAATCTATTTTTTGTTCAGAAAAAGCGACACCGGATCTATTTACATTACTATTACATCCTATAGCAGAAGACGTGTATGTAAAACAATCACAATTAACAGCTCCGCACGTTTCTCCGATACCAACAAAAATTCCTTCAAGTACATCTATACATGTTTGATATGTGGCCTGTACACATGTATCCTTATTTACGCAACATGCACCAGTGACTCCAGAAAGAGGATTACATGAAGTTGGACTACAAGGACTATTTCTCCAATTTCCGTTAAGCATTTCACATTCTGATTCAGTATGTCGATCCAAACAGGTTGCACCAACACAACACGAACCAGTCATGCCAGCACCGCCAACGCCGCCACCACTTAAACAAGGATCCCAACATTCGAATGCGTTGCAACCGTCAGGACCTGTTTGTTCTGGACTCCACCATCTGCCTCCGTATTTTGTGCATAAAAATTTAGATACTCCATCTCGACAAACTCCGTTTATACAACAAGAACCTGCATCGAATATTTCAGTTTCAACGGAACACGCTTCTAAACAAAATTGTCCTTCAGCAGCTTCACAATCTGCTCGATAAACATAATTATTACACGATATTCCTTGATAACAAGAACCTATATCCCAATCAGACTGACATTGTGTAGGGTCGTTCTTAAATCCTCTTCCAAATATTGTTGCTGTCCAATTTTCTCCGTTATTTTTTGTTGTTAATCCGATAACAGTTTCGCCGCAACCCAAGTAATTATTATTGGCTTCAAACCAAACATTTTCTGGGAATTTCCAAATGTAATCCGATTGTGTAATAAGAGTAATAGATTGAATAGTTCCGGTAGTTCCTGGCGCGCCGCTAATGCCTGTAAATCCCATTATGCCGTTCGGAGTGTTGATGTAGAATAAACCACCCTTAGACACGTCGATGTATTCTCCACTTGAACCTCGAGTAGCTGATGGAATAGGTACTATATTGGTTTTAGAAGATATGACAGTATTTAAATCAAAATAATTGTTATTTTTATATCTGAAAAATGTCGAACCCGCAAGAGTTATTCCGGCAAGTCTGTTTGAACCAGTTATACTCGAAAAGTAAACCAATTCTGCTGAGGTAAATCCAGTTGCATTATACGGGGTCAACGAAGAATTAAATACAATCTGATCTGCAGTGTTTTTTACACTCAATGCACCCACAGATGATGTTATAGTTTTAAATTGAAAAGTTAAACCGGCTGTAGTTTGAGTTATTCCTGCAAATAACGAATCAGAACCTAAAGTTATTGCCCGAACTCCATAGAAACTTGAAAGAGTGGCGCCAATTATACTTGGTGCATTAAATTCAACGGTAGAACCGTCATTTAATCCAAAAATTAAATTTCCCCACGGATTTTTTGTTTGAGTTACAGAAGAAATATAAGATGCAGTATTTCCTTTTGTTAACTCACCACAACCGGTTGCGTCTGGTCCAGTGTTACCTGTATTTCCTTGTGGACCAATTGGACCAATAGAACCGGTTGAGCCGGTTGCAAGTATTGAACTAGATCCGATAATACTCATAGTTAATTATTTATCATGACGGACAATCGTCACAAGTTCGATTAAATCCTAAAAATATACCATCATGTTTATGACACTCTTGTGGAGTTGTATTTTCCTGACAACTATTGTTTTTACAACACGGACCAGTAAAATAATCACAACAATTTTCTCCTACACCGCCGCCACCGCTACCACCGCCGCCGCCGCATGCGGAGCATAATTGGACGGCCTTAGTGGCGCAGTCCTGATCCCATTCGATAGTGCAGCAGTCGAGATCGTGCGCACACACCAGGGTCTCGCAGGCGTCGTCGCTGCAACCGGCCGTGCCAGGGTTCGCAACGCAGCAGTCGCTGCCGCCGCTCTGATCACTTTGATTGACCGTTATGGTTTTTGTAGTGTTAGGAGACTGAGTTTCCCGAATTGTTACTGTTCCAAATCTGGGAGACCCATCATTATTTTCTGCAACTTCAATATTAACTAAACTGGCAGTTCCAGCAACTGGATCTACAGTAATCCAAGAACTAGCATCACCACCACTAACAGCAGCAGTCCAATTACAAACTTTAGACGCACCACTCAACAATACTTGTTGACTTCCTCCAGTTCTTGAAAAGTCCAATGTGACTGGGTTGGTGTCGATCGCATTACAAGCACCATCACAAGTCTCCGGACATGGTTCGTCTGTCCATGTACCTCCCACAGATTCACAGTCTAATCGTTCTGATATGAAACACTGAGAACCTTGAAGTTCGCAACATCCAGTGTTTCCGGTAAATTGACACTGATCACAATTGATGCTGGTATTTTTTGCATACAAATTTACTAACCAAGAATTTCCTGAAACAACAGGATAATTCGGAGTCCAATTTGGGAACCACCATTGATTTAACCATTCAGGCAGAAACATAGTTTCTCCCCAGTTCTGGAGCTGACTAGACGTAAAGTTAGGAATCAGAGGCAAAAAGGAAGTATTCTGGTTATCCCAGTCCTCAAATTCTGCGCCATCGGGGAACGGCAGATCATTAAATACCCTGTGTTGAACTTGATTTAATCCATTAGGAAAATATATTGTTTTACTTAAATTTTTGGATGTGTCTTCATCGAAATTGGGATCTCGATAATGTGTCTGCATGGGTTCATCGATTGTCGCATTACTCTTGGATATCCATGCTGTTGCTGTTTCATTCCATACAAGTACTTTTGCAAGAGTATTGTAACTCCAAGTAGTTGGTTCCTTGTCAGTCATCCAAGGATACTTCATCGAAAGATTGCCTCCGATGTGATACGATGCAAACGGCCAAGATTTTTGATAAAATATAGGACTTTCCAACGAACAATCTACTTGACACGGATGCCAAGTTACTCCTAAAGTGACTCCTGACGGCTCTGAACACGGTATTGGCTCAATAGTAGAGTGCGGTTGTAGTTGTTGATTGTTTTTGGGCCAGTGTTTCTCTTCTATATCGTTTAAGGGTTTATTGTATCTTGGTCCCCAACAAAGAACTTGTCTTTTGGTTTGGATTGTATTCGTACGCCCTTGTATATTGTACGATAATACAGCACAACTGTTTCCACTAGAACCAGCAGATATCCATTCCCATGATGCGTTTTGTAACACACCCGTGGAGGCCTCAATTAGTCTTGCAATATTCAAAGCTGATAAAACGAATATATTGGGCATTTCTGCAGTACCGCTGTTCCAGATAGGATGATCCGAATGACCGAATGTGACTCCAGTTCTGAAACAACCAGTAAATCCAGTAGATAAAAAAGGATTGCAAATATACGGATTAACTATAAGAGGATCACCATTAGGATTCGTTTCTTCTTCTTCTTTACCAAGAGTAACACACCATCTGCATATGTCATTGTATACATCAGGAACTCGGAATTCTATGGGTGGTCCTAGCTGGACCTCAGCAGTCAATCCTATTTCGTATACAAAATCTTTCTTAGTGTATACTAATTTTGAAATCGCCGAGGTAGGAGTACCCACCACCCCCGGATTAGTAGGATTTAATATAAGCGTTCCTATATCATCTATTAACAAGTTTTCAGTAGACCAGTTATTCCCAGTTGAAATATTAGCCGCATTAGAACCAGAAAACTGAAACAACCATTCAATTTTTTCTCGTCTGTTTGTATTAAGATTTTCTCGTAATTGACTCCAATTATTGGGAGTATTATCATGATACTTAACATTAGCTTCATCAATATTATCTAGTCGGGCAAGAGAAACTAATCCGTGCTGATTTCCTAAAGAAACTTGTTTGAAATATACTTGAGACGGACTCAGACGATCCTCATTACATTCGTGTCCTGTCCATCCCAGATATCCTTCCCATTGTCTATCTCGACAAATATATTGTCCACTAAATCCATCGCATCCAGTAAATCCTTTAAAAAATTTAGAGGGATACAAGTGATGTGCAGCCCTCCAAATTAACAGATCTGGCCTAACTCCAAAAACTCCTTTAGGAACATCTTGATAATTTGCCTGCCATGTTGTTCCAGTTAAAGTTCCAAAATCGTCAAATCCTTCACTGACTCTGAAATAGTTCATTCCAAACGATCTGTAACCTTTTGGATTGGTCCAGACTGTGGCAAATATATCTCCTTCCGATGTTGTTCCCATTCCAGCAACAGTTCCTGCTGCAGATTTATTTCCACTGATGTAAAACGGTCTATCTGTCCAGTCACCAGTCAATGAATTCAAAACTGTGTTGGCTCCAGCTAGAATCCCCTCTTGAAGTATTTCGTCATTTTGTTTAGATTTTTCCCATAAAATTATATCAGATGGCCAAGGAATATTCGGATCTGGATTTTCTGTAAAATAATTATCATACGGAAAAGTACATCTTTCCCATGTTTGAATACATCCTCCACTGTTTATAATTGCACCATACGATTGACCGTGTGCCACTTGAAGATAATCTGGTTGTTGGCCAAATCCTCCATCGGGGATGTATTCGTATCGAATTTTATGTGGAATCGCCGATCCGCTTATTCCAATAAATTGATTATATGTTGTTCCGTGTCTCCAATGATTTAACAGATATAACGAGCCGTACGGATTTGTTGATACCATTCGAACTGGACTGGTTCCCATATTATTGAAGTTTTTTCCAGCAATACCCTTTACGTTAATCGATACTTGGTTACTAGGCTGTGTGCTGTCTATAAGAAACGTACTACCTGTAGCACCAGTATATTGTAAATTTTCTATTATTTTATACCACTCATCGTCGCCGCACCTGGTGTCACACACCTCAGGACAACCATCAATTATTTCCTGACATTTTCCGCTTACGGTTTGTTTAGAAGGACACTTTTGAGTACACCATGTATTTAAAGTACCAGGAATAAATGGATATCTCCACGTTGGAAGTATTGGATCATCAGTTACTGCGTGATATCCTTTTCCTTTTGGTGGGGGATACATAATTTTCATGCCGCCACCCACAGTGCCCCTAAACCAGCAGTCATACTCGATCGGGTCTCCGGGTGGACAATAACCGGTCGTGGTACAGCACTTGCCCTGCAGGGCAAGGATGGCAGGAAAACCGAAGCACGATGGCTGACAAATATTAACCCCGCCCCATATGCAGGGGGTATAGTTCTTGGTGCTACATTGGCTCGGTGGACCTATACAGCCGACTCCGGGAGTCATTAACAGGTTTCTCCACTAAACCAAACTCCACCAGGAAACAACAGGAAACATTCTGATTCGGTTTTTTCAAAACATTTTCCTTTATAACAACATTTACCTATTTCACAAGTAAAACAAAGATCGTTTGGACACTTCTCCATAATTCCCTCGTATACTTCGCATTTGACGTTGCCAGGTACTCCCATCATACGCAAACACTCGGATTCAAAAGTATTTATACAAGTAATACCATTTGTTGCGTAATCATAAAGACAACACGCTTTTAAACTTGCAAATACTTCTTCTCGTGTGCTGCAAGGATTTGAACTCCAAGATCCTCCGATACTCAAACAATAATCTTTTCCTAAAAAGTCTACACATCGTTTTCTAGGATCTTGCATATCAGCAATCCAACAAGATCCTAATGTGGCACCACCAGTCAACAAGGTTGCTGTTGACCCTGTAGTATAATCGGCGGACAGAAAGGGAATTCTCCAGTCTTCTCCGCCAGGATTACTAATTACCATTCCGGGTTGATATACACCTCCTGTAAAACCAATAACAGGTCTAACTACAGTCACGTTTCCACCAACACCAGTAATTCCTATTGCTTGAGTATTAGTAATACTAGAAATTAACTCATTAGTATAATTATCAGCTGTAGCAGTTGAACTGAAAGAATCCAATTCTAATAAAGATCGACCAGTATACGAAAGTCTGTTTCCATTCCAATTAGTACCAGTGGCACCGGAAACAATAATATTGTTTATTTTATTTACATACGCTAATTGACCAGTTATTCCAGACAACGGAATAACATTCGTCGTAGCCGTGAGTGTTACAGTATCCGAAGAATTTTTAACTGTAATATTAATAAAAGTCAATCCAAAAAATTCAAGTTTTTTTGGATTACTAGGATTTGCACTAAATGTTACAGATTTCAATTCATTTTCTAAAGGATTAAATGTTCTAAAGATTTGTTGACCGTTTGTAGTGGCACCTTGTATATTCCATTCGGATAAATTATTAAAAGTTGTTCCGGTTGCGCCTCTAATAATTTCATTGTTTATTGTGACAGCAGAACCTGCTGTGCCGAAAGAAATAACAATATCGTCATTATCAACAGTTATTCCTATAATTCCCAAACCAGTGTTTCCAGGCAAACAACTTCCTGCGGCACCAGTGGCACCGGTAGCTCCAGTTGGACCCGTTGGACCTGTTGGTCCGAATGATCCGTCCAATACCCATATTGGAACTATTCCACTGCCTTCATAAGAATTCGGCATTATCTGTTAACCTCCCATATTGCAGAATATTTAGTAGAAGAAAGGTATCGACCATCACACCTAACCATTCGCATAGGTCTAACTTTTGCTGTTTCTAGTCTGTCTCTTAAATAAAAGTTTAAATTATTGAAATTAACAGACCAAGCAACTGTACCGATAGAGGCAGTAATTCCATCTGATATACCTTCTCCTGTTTTGTAATTGTGAGCACCAGTAGAAGTCCAATGAATATCAGAAAGAGGTTCTGCACCAGCAGCAACAAGATTTTCATTTAATCTGTTATGTCTAATCTGATATGCAATAAATGCCCATTGATTTACTGCCGGAATAAACCAATCTGATGTTGCAAGATGTTTTCTGCTGCTATTTTGATTCAATTCAATTATAGCCTCACTCATGGTTTTCATTGAAATGGTATTAAATTTTTCTCCCTTGTCGTATAAACTAGGATAAAGATAGGCATCATATGATATTCCTACATCATTAAATAATTTTGCATTTACTAATCGTATGGTATTATACAACCCCCAATCCATAGACCATCTGCCCCAGGCACCGTGTTCAGACCTAGTAGTCAATCTGGTAATTGGATTATCTGCCGGGCTTCTTTTTTTGCAATAAAACGTGGCATTTTCATTAATAATAGAATTATTTGTATTATCCGTTAGTCCACTGTTATATACATATCCTTCATTTCTTAAGGCTAATCCAATAGTATCTGTTTCTATTATTCTACCAAATCTGTCGAATAAAGGACCCCATGAATTTCCTCCTGCACACCAAGTATAACGACTTTTAGTGATGTCATTGGATAACGATTCCTTAGACATAATCATGATGTACGAGTCGTCTATCGAACACAAGTCAGAGTGAATGAATCCGTATCCTCTTCCGTCTACTAGTGGAGTATAAGTTACAGATTGAGGATCAGGATTAGTAATAAGATTTAAATTGATTCGAGAGGAAAATGCAGAATTTCCCCAACACAAAGATCTACCAGGTTGATAAATTCCGACGACAACTCCGTCTTCGAATAAATCACCAATTTTTAATTTTTCTGTTGGTATAGAGTCCAAACACGGAAGTCGATCTGTTTCACATGTAAATTCCCAACATCGTTTTCCTTTTCCTAAATATAAACTTTTGTTTTCAACACAATAAGTTCCAGTGATACCATCGTTACAGGTTACTCCGTTACAACATCCTCCTGTTCCTTCGATACAAATTCCATTGTCGCATATAGTACCGTTTCCCTGATAAAAGAATTGACTGTTTTCGCAATCTTCTTTTGTAGTTTCCTTGCATAGTCCGTTGCCGTTGCAACAGGCACCTTGTATTGGTTGTCTTGATGCCTCAGACTGAAAAACGTATTCACATTTTCTTTCTTTACATGAAACAACAGACCAATCAAATTTAAAATTAAATGATTGGGCTAACGCCTGACATGCTGAAAATGTTGAAGTTTGACACGGAAGTATTGTTCTGTTTTCAGGATCCCATAAACAACAACTTCCACTCAGTCCAGAAGCTGAGCCACATGTTATTCCTTCTACGAACACTCCTTTGTATCGACTCTGGCATTTTTCTGCATTTGTTGAGATACATACTGGTCCTGTTGGTCCTTCGTAAAGACAAGATCCGTTTATATTTAATGCACTAAGAGGATTGCTGGATTGTTTTCCCATAATTTATCCTTCTAAACATGGTCGTTCAAATGTTATTCCTGGTAGTGGGTCACATAGAGGATACAGTGATAATGCATCCCCCCAATTGCTTAAAAATGTACTTAAATCTGAGCTATTGACTATTTTGTCGCCATTTAAATCTAATTGCTGACACTCCAACCAATTATCACTCTCAGGAGTCGAGAGGTTACAAGGAAAAAATGGTCCTGTGGTCTTGACCGTTGGAAAGACGAGATTTATGATATCTTGTTTGCTATTAATATCATTAGATATTCCTAAACCACTACAAGAAACGTACCAATTTTTGCCGTAACTGATTGCAGAATACACATTTACTCCTGACATAGGAGATGGAATAATTAAAGGAAGCCATACTTTATTAACGCTATCATTTGTTGTTTTAAACGTAAGATCTCCAGTATATCCTGTGTTTCCTCTTGGAACAATAATGGTTATTCCTCTGCTTTCAGATGAAGAAATATCCGATCCATTTATGACTATTGTAGTTGAACTGATCTCGGGATCGTAATTTGGAGTTAATTGAAAAACAGTTGCAGTGCTAGTGTCCAGAGTATATTCTAAATTAGTAACAGTATGATCTCCATTGATTAGTGTTATTCCTTCTTGATATTTTGCTATTTTCCACTCCAGTGTATTGTCTTGGTTATTCCATTTAGTATTAGTGGCTCCAGCGAATGAAGTTGTTCCGGTTCCTACAATCAGTCTATTGATTTCAGAATCGTTTAAAGTAAATCCAATAGAACCCAAATAACTTATTTCTATTAAAGTTCCTGCCTCATTCAATGTAATTCCTAGAGTATCAGGTGTAGTTGTAATTAAATTTCTAAGAATCAAAGAATCGCTACTCGTGGTTACAACATTATTCGTAACACCAAGTTGAGGATTTCTTATTACCCCAACCAAAACACCATTAGCAGGACCAGTTGCACCAAATTGTGCAATCCATGGACCTGTCAGACCTTTAATAGATCCGCTTTGTTTGGTTGATCCGTCTTCCCATTCAAAAACGAGTCGAAAATCGGAAAAACTTATTCCAATAATAGAAGATCCAGTGTCTCCGTATACATTGGATCCCGCGGCACCAGTAGCCCCTATAGGTCCTATTGGGCCGGTCGGTCCAGTCGATCCTGTCGATCCAAAACTATAAATAGGAAATAAGAAACTGGACATTTCAAGATATTATTCTATTTTATTATATTACTCTCATTACTGTTTTAGGAATTGAACACGCATTAGAGAATCCTGAGTCATCTGTACCAGCCGGACTGTATGGAGACGAGTAATCCGGTAAATGAATTCCCACGACAGATTTTAAAAATCCATCTTGACTTAATTTAATATTCCCAGTTTCCTGCTCGAGGAGTCCTTCAGGAATACTAGAAAAGAATTTGATTCCATTCCATGTGTCGTCACTACATGTGTTGGTGGGATAAGGATTCCATGTCGTGTTATTTGTCCATTGTCTGATAGTCCATGGCCAGTCTATGATATTATTATCACTAGTATTAAATCTTCCGGGAATTCTAGAAACATTAGAAAAAAATGAATTAAGATTTATTTCATCTAAGTTCCAAATTCCATTTTTTATTGCCATGGTTGGAGAATATATAAACAGATATCTCATATTAGATAGATGGTCCGCTAGTACAAATCCTATTTCCTGCCATTTGTCTACATTACTAGATGATATACTATTGCTATCTCTTGAATGTGAAGTCATCCAATTTGAATATATTGGAATGTATCCCTTCGGCGCATCCTCCACGGTGACCGGCCTACACTCAAAAAATCCGCCCGCACCCCCGCCCTCGAATGTTTTTATTTTGTTGGGAAACATCGAAGAATCGCACTGTCCAGTTCTGCAGAATCCGGACGCACTCTCAATATCTAAAATAAAACCAGGAAGATAAAAAGAAGTTAAAATTTGCCGCTTGAACGCATTGTGGGAGAACTGGTCGCCTGAATTGGTCAGTATTTCAGACACATAATCAAAATTTAATCCGCTACCTAATTGACCAATGATTCCTGTAAAATCTCCAAAATTACTATTTGCTACTGATTGCATACCCCGATCAGATCGTAATAGCGATGCATTAGCCCAATTGATTATTTTGACACGATTTCCGTTATTGTCTGTTTGACTAAACCATAATCTTTTGAGTTGACTCCATCTGTCGTTTTTATCTATGTCCAGGTTCGATACGTTCCATAAACTGTTAGTTTTAATCTTTAGTATAGATTTAACACCAACATCTGTAAATCGATCCAGGGGAATCCTCTCTCCATGATATGTTATTCCACTCAAAGAACTGGCATCGTTTGTTGTCGTAAGCAGTTTGTTTATATTTTCTGGTATAGTAATTTTAGACGAAGGAGTTGTAATGATGAGTTCGTCATCTTCATTGATTGTAGATATTTCTTGTTCTTCTGCCAACAACAATGATCCACTTAACTCAACACAAGTTTTATCAATAAAATCTTCTAAACTAGCAGTTGATCCTGCTAAATTTGTATTAAAACCACTTTCTCTGGTTATGCCGATATCATACGGAACACTGGTTCTCCAACTGTCTTTTCCTAGATCATCTCCGATAGGCAGTGTACATCCGTCTATTAAAGTCTTTAAAAAACGTAACCAGTCTTTCATTCCAAGACGATTGCCGTGAAACGCAACCTGTTTCATTTCTCCGATTGCAATTCCTGTTGATGATGGAGTGGATTCAGCAACAGATCCTTGTGCTGCAACGCTGGCTCCAACAGCATACCCAATATAATTGACCAAATATCCACTAAATGTGACACCAGAAATTTCATGTGGATACGCGTAATAAACTGGTTTAACGATAGAACCAGCCTGAGTAGGTGCTTGATTTTGCAATTGACCTGCTGTTGCTGCAGACAAAAACCATATATCATTTCCTCCTGCACCACCAGCTCCTACTATATTCAAAACACTGTTGGGAACATTAATTGAACCGTGAGTAACTATAGTGGCCGTAGAACCTCCTATAGATTCCACAATACCAAATACTTCAGATGTGTTTGCGGCATCGGATTTGGAGCGGGCCCAAGTAGTACCAGTCAGATTGTAAAAAACTACATTTCCGGAACTCAATGTAGGATTTGTTGGTATTTCTGCTACAGTACGAGAAGACGATTTAATATACGAGACTGCAGTTTCATTTATCAAGGTCTCGTTTTGTTGTAAAACGATTCCTCCTAATGTAGAGTTAATATTTAATAAGACCGGTTTAATTACAGAATTATTTGCAGTTGGACGATTTGAGGTAATTCCGCCTGTAGTATTCAAATAATATAAAGTATTATCATTAAGACTGGAATTTTGTATTTTTCCTGCCGTGGTTATAGTATAATTTTGATTTCCGGAAATTCCACTAATAAATCCAATAAAATTTCTCGCACTCGATACAGTTAAATTAGTCGATAAACCAAGACCACTGCCACTTATTCCGATTGGAGAATTTAAAGTAAGTCCACTGGGAACCGATCCAGAAACAAGCAAATTAACAGTGCCACTAATTCCGGTTATTTTTTCAAAATTTACGCCCAGTGTAATTCCACCAGTTATTCCGATCACAGACAAAAGAATACTTCCATCAGTTTTTAATGAACCAATATCAAGATCATTGAGTCTTGAAATCATTTCATTGTTTCGAGTAAATACTGTTTGAAATGTGTCAGACGAATTTAGTTGAGTTAGATCTGAGAATGGCATAAGTTGATCCGATTAATTTATGGAATATTTTAACAGATTATTTAGGTACGATATATTTGTATTTGATACTTTTAAAATATGTCTTTGAGACGAAGCCAAAGACTCATTCAAAGTAAGATCTGTTGTGGTTGTTGTAAAGTTTAATTGAATTCTATCTGCACCCGGACTCAAAGAAGAATTTGAAAAACCACTAGAATTATCATTTAAATCTGAATCTATTTCTGGTGTAATATACTTTCTTTCTATTGTCATTCCAACATATCCACTCGCCGGAATATTGACGATTTTTTGAGTATTATTGTATATCCAGAATTTTAAACCACTGAAATCGTCAACCAGATACCAATCTTTATTAAAAATAATAGAATTTGTATTCGGATTTATACCGACACTTGATAATGGATTTAAAGGCACTGCACCCATCCAAGACGGTCCTCGTATTGGTTTACTCGTATCGCCTGCAACCATTCCGTTTCCAAGAAAAAACCAATTTTTTAATAAAATATTATATAGAGTAAGATTTTTATAATAATTTTCTTGAATCTCATTCAGTTCTGATGCCTGAAGCGCATTACCGGGCTTGAATCCGTGTAGTATATAATTTTTAGCGGGGTCATACAGATCAAATTCATTTTTACCTATTCTAGAATTATACGGAAATTTTCCTAACGGTGTTGTAGATTTAGAAAATGGAGGCTTCATATTATTATTTATCTCATTTGTATTTCTGTTTGACTAATTGGTTGATTAAATATTACATTTAAATACTCTCTACCAAAAGTTAATCCGGATGAAGTGAAAGAGTATATTTTTAAGACACTGGGACATAATTCTTGTATAGTTTCATTGGTATACGGATCTGCTTCGATTAATGCATAATAATTCGTATTAGGAGAATGGGCGTCTATTCTGGAATTAATTATTTTAAGGACTCCATCTGTTCCGATAGAATTGGTTGATGCCGCATCGAATATAGAATTAATATTGGTAAAAGTCAAAGATTTTGCTGTTCCTGACAGGCTTATTGCAGATTGTATTGTATTTCGTTTTGTCGAATCCGCAATACCAGACAGACTTACTTGTGTTTGTTCTGTTGTATAATTAGTTCCACCAGAAGTTAAACGAATTCCAGTTATTTGATTAAGACCAGAATTATTTACAGTAATGAATTCAATTGATGCTGCTGTTCCTCCTCCACCTGTCACAGTAATAGGCAACTCCGAAGCAGTAAGATTAAGATATGCAGCAGATACTCCTGTTATTGTATTTAAATTGATAAAGGCTCCTAAAATTGCACCAGCTGAAATACCAGAGGATTTTGCTTCCACATAACATCGCGCTTCAAAATTTAATTTTGAATTTATTTTTTCTGTTGAAATGTAAAATTCTAAAAATTCTTGTGGAGTTTTAATAGAAATAGTGCTACTTAAAGTTGATCCTTGTGGATAAAATACCGTTGTAAGTAAATCTGTTTTTGTAGTTTCTTCTGCAGTATTTTTACAAGATTCACACGATACTCCACTGGAATAAATTAAATTTGCCGTAGTTTTGGAATCATCAGTTAAATATAATGCACAAATTCCTGTTGCTCCTGCAGTTGTTCCACAATTTACATCATCTGTTTCTCTGCCAATCACTAATTTTTTTAGACCATATGAACTGGGTGCAGGAATAGTAACAGAATTTACCATGTTTATCACATTTGCACTTATAGTGTATAAATACAACCAAACATATCCATCTGAATATTTGACTTTACCTGATGTATGTGTGGGTGGAATATTTGAAGAATTGGGTAAATTTACAATATTTTTTTCATTATTAGATACACAAAGATACACTTTATCGTTATAGAAGACATACGAATTCACACTATTATTTTTAGACCAAGGAGTAAATTTTGATCCTTTTGTCCAATTTTTACGAGCAATTCCTATACTTACATCATAGGAAGGAATAGAAAATAGTTGTAAATTTGACGAATTTATGACTTGATCGTAGGTTAAATAATTTCCGGTTGCACCCGCAGTATAACCAGTTATTAAAAAGTATTTATTCATTTACGAACACTCCGATGGAATATTAGCATTTGGATTTATGTTATTTATACGACATAGTTTAAACATTTTTTCTATTGGAATATCAAAAAAACTTTCATAATCTTTAGTTTCTTCTGCCCAACTAGGAAAAAAGAAACACTGTTCGTTGCCCAAAGAACTTTCCGCAAGAGGATCTAAACTACAACCTATAGTATAAGTTAAACCGTAAAATCCAGATAAAGAATAAGTCGCATCGACGTAATCTACATTTAATTGATACGGTAAATAGTTTCCTATTTCAGGTGATTCACATATTTGAGTTTCATTGTATGTGGATCCTGGCGGTTCATATTCACCTATATTCAATTCAAAAATACAATTAGTACCAGCAGGATGATTTGTTCTAAGATGTAAATTTTTATAATTTTCTACAGTCAAACCGGTGCTTAGTATATACGAATAATCTGTAAATACTCCACCGTCTTGAAATCTGTTATAATTTAATCTGGATCCTATTATTTCATTAGAAACTGCTTCTGGATCCAATAGACGATCTGCCGTTACTGCATTAAATTTAAATCTAGAATCGTAAAATGCACCACCATTCAATCTAAGTATTTGCTTTTTAGGATATTTAATATCTGCGTCTTCTACAGAAAATATTTTATTAAAAAATATTCCTAAGCCCTCTGCTGTTCCTTTTTTAAGGTAGAATCGAGTTTTGATTGATTTCACAAAACTGGAAAGAGATTTGATCGTTACATCATTTCCATCCTTGTCTTTTAGTTCTTCATCGTCACGGTATTCTGGAAAATATGTACTATATAAACGTTTCAAAAATCGTTCTTTTGTTTTTTCAATATCAATAACTTGTAAATATTTGTCTTCAAGCAAATAATTCGAACCAGAGCCGCACTCTAAATCGCAATACAACCAATCGTAATATTTTTGAATAAAATCAAAAACAGTTATTTCATTTCCTCCTCTTTCTTCTTTTTCTACAAGAACCCAAAAAGGTATTTGTTTGGATATATCAAAATTTGTTATACAACAATCACCAGAAACTGTAGTTTCCGTTTGAGCATCTGTCTGTTGTAAAGCAGTTTGAGGTTCTAGTTGTCGAAATATAGAAGATAACTGATTCTGTAGTGCTGCAGCCGCTGTTATTGGCGTCTGATCATTATTGATAAAAGAAATATTAATTGACATTGTACTGTATCACGAAATTGATGGATTTAAAATAAACTTAGCCATTATTGTATTCATTATAGAAATATCAGTATTACTGGATTTTAAAGTAATTCTGGGTTCCAGGTGTTCCGCAAAAACTTTATTTATTATAATAGAATTATTCGAGAATGAACCAACATTGGAATTTATCACACTACCATTTAGATTCAATAATCTAACAGTCGCGCCGTTATGAATATCAAATTTTCCCTGGACTCCAGTTGTTGTGGTAAACTCATTTGAAATCACTGGATTGGTTGAGTCTAATGTTATACTCGTGCCAAATGATATTGTAGTTTGCGGTGCGTCTTCTACACCAAATTTAAAATCAATTGAATCAAAATCCAAACTGGTTAAAACAGACGTAAATTCATCAGTTATAGTATCTTTCCACTCACTAAAGTCAAAAGCAAGTTCAAACGCGTATCCTGAAACATAACTAGAAAACTGGGAATTGAATTTAGAAAGTATTTTATTTTTCCAAAATTGTTTTGCCGAAGTAGACAATTGAGACTTGAATGTAAGATCAATGTTTAATACTACATCAACTGTTTTAGGAATAATGTACTCCGGTATAACAGTTATCATATTTTTTTCTCTTAAAAATTGAACTATTTCGTTTGGGTTTCCTATTCCTGCGGGGAAAGAAATAAAGACTCTGCCGTATTTTGGTGGATTAATTTCGTTTCCACCGTATATTGCAATCTGATCGGGATCAGAAATATAACCGTTTTTTAATAAAAGTGCAACATAGTCTGAACTAGTTACTGCTCGTTCTTGTGCAGAAAATACTTTTGGGGCCAAAAATTTGATTAAATTTAAATCAGGACCGTCTGATCCTCCACCACTTATAGTGGCATCTAATATAGTGAAGGTTGAACTAGAAAACTGAAACAGTTCATTTGCTGCAGTTCCACTAGTCACAAGATAACTTATTCGTACTTGATCTGTTGGCAAAATGGTACGACCTAAATTATTTTTCTTACCAAAATCAATAACAAATGTGTCTCCTAACCGATCTATGTAAAACACTTCATCGTTATTGTTAGGAAAGAAGTTTATGTTTGTCCATTCAGACCAGTCTCCGTTTTCAGGTTTTACTTCTATTCTAATAGTTGATATATCTACATCTTCTTGTTGTATCAAATATTTTTGTTTTATTAAATCTATTTCATTGGTTATATCTTGTTCCGCTACAACTAATTTTGCTTCAGCAACTAAAATACCAGATCCTTCTCCACCCACTCCTTCAATTAAGGTTACTGGATTGAGATTATAAAAATTGTAAAAAGATCCACTAGATGATATCGCAGAAAACAACGTGTATCGGGCAACTTCACTGGACTGTATATTGGTATCACTGGTGAATATTTTAATAAACGCAGTTGCTGATCGTTTTCCTGGTACAGTATATCCTAATGGCTTCAGCAAAGAAATGATGGAAGTAGGTCGCCGTGCAGTATCTAAAAATGCTTCATTTGCAATCATATTAGAATAGAAAGCATAGTAATACGTATTATAGGCCAGTAAATCTATAACTGTTTGAATAACAGTTCCTTCGAAATTAAATCCACTGAAAACTGTTTGATTTCTTAAAAAATTAGTCAACGAAGATTTGATTTCATCGAAGTTGAGTTTAGTTAGATTGGGAGGAGTTTGAGTCATAGAGTTATGGTAAACGTTATTGCATCGGGATCGTTTATTAGATTTAATTTGACAATTAAATTTATTTTATTTTTGACTGTATTTTCCGCTGTTATATCTATTGTATCCGGATCTACTCTAGGCTCAGATGCTCTTATAGCTTCCGCGATATTGAATGATAAGTCTGCCAAAGAACTAGCATCAGAAGAAAATAAATATTCGTATGCATTCGATCCAAAAAAAGAATCAAACGGCCTGTGATTTTTTTCAGTCAATATTATATTCTTGATACAATTTAATAAAGAGATTTTTCCGGTAGTCAGATTAAAATCTTTTGTATATTTGTTGGAAGAAAGAAAAAAAGATAAATCCGAATACTTTTGCATATTATTATATATTAATTTCTATTTAATGTTAACAAAATTCGACATTCATTTTGTTTAGAAAAATTATATGTTATTGCGGTTATCATCCAAAGACCTTCAAATGCCTTGATATCTTTATCAGAATCTATTTTTACAAATTTTCCCAATTCTATATTATCTTGTAAATTTCCCACTTCTATCTGAAGAGTTTGACGTGTCAATTGACCTATTTGTGCTGCCCTGATTAAAGGAGTAGACGGAGGAGTATCCCAAAACGTGGCATATGTTCTGGTTGCTGCCAGATAATCTGCAAAAGAAACTCCTTGTTCTGGACAATTGCAACTACACGGATGCTTGGGATCAGACCATATACATCCCAAATACTGAGGTCCCAGTACTTTTTTTATTTGTTCGCATTCGTTTGCTTCCAAATAGGCCTTATATAAGTCTAGATAAGACGGCTCGGGTTCTGTGGGTTTTGCAGATTGTGCAGGACAATTCTGATGTATATCTGAGTCTGGTCCTCGTCTTGGTCGGGTTGTAGGAGACCAGGAACACCAGTCTAAATCCAAACTTTTGCAAGACATAAAGCCGCCATCACTTGGACCGAAAACAACAAACTGTGCCGCCCAATTAGAGTCAAAAAGATCGTAGTTTGGTTCGTTTACAGGAGGTTCAACCAGTCCGTATTCACTTTCTCCACTGAGATCCCATTTCCATACGTCTTTGGGGACTAAATCTTGGTCTAAATCTTGGTTTGAATTTGGACTGTATATAAGACCGTCGCCCCGAATCCAACTCATAGTAGTTTCAGTAAACCACTTTTTTAAATCATTCGTATATTGATTAGAATAAACAGAAACGTAATTATTTTTATACGTCTGAATATATTGATCTGGTAGTTCTATAGTTGGAGTCGGAACCTCTTCAGGATACTTTTCTGTTAAAGTTAATCCTGGAATCCAGGGCCCGGGTTCGCAATTGGGATCTATTAAGGGAGGATTAGGATCGCCGTTGTAGACCATATATTATTTATATTATTTGATTTAAATTAATCGGATAAATAGGCAATGATATTGGTGTATTTTCTTGAATCGTATTTTTCAATCTAGATTGCATTTCGAATAATGATCTGTTTATTGAAACGTTAAAAATATTATTCTTAATTTTATTTAAGTCTTCAGAAATATCATCTAAATTGAATTTATTATTTAACAGCGATAATTTAATAAAATCAATCGTATCTGCATGATATTTAAAATCAAATTTTCTAGTTTCATAGTGGTCGATTGCATGTAATCTTGCTTTTGCTATATATTTTTGACTCATTGTCAAGAAATGATAATTTTCAATATCTATTTCTTGATAATTGTCTAATTCTGGAATTAGAAATATATCCATTATAATTCCTGTATTTTTATTTACTGCTCTCATGGGATGAGAAACTTGAAAATTTCTATCAAATTTTAATGTTTTTACTGCATCTTTCATCATGTCTTCCTGATAATACCAATCCGAGGACATTGAATTTATAAGGTCAGTTATATCATTGTGTTTAACTACAACATCTATATCTTTTAATCCTTTAAATAATTCTAATAAATCATATGAATTTCTTATATTTTGAGTATGTATTTTCATTCCCAATGAACCGGTCAAGGCAACAGGAATTCCGTTAATTGCCTGACTTTTCAAAAAAGAAGAAACAGAATTTGCTAGCGTAATATAATTATTGTATCTGTTTTCTATAACAATTGTGTTTGAATTTATTTCATTAACTTTTTCAAAAAATTGTTGAGATCCTTGAGGTGCCGGGCCATCACAAGGTGAGGTGGGACAGCAGTTGTCCTCTTCTTGGCACTCGCACTCTTTATACGGAGGAGAACACCCAAGAGTCCAACCTGGCGGTATACAGTGATAAACAGCTGGATGTGATTCCCATCTTGAACTGATACAAGGACCATTTGGGCATCTTCCATAAAGGTATCCATCTGGGATGGTCGAGGTTTTGCAGGTAGTACAGTTTATAAATTCTGCACTCAAGCCTTGTTGTTCATAACGGAGACACTCGTTACCCCCCTGGGACCCAGAAAACTTACCCGGGCCGAATCCGCCGTCTGTCAAGTCAACACATTCTCCTGTTAGTCCGAATGGTGCAATATATCCTTCTACTTTCCATTCGGCATCTCCAATATCCCGTATTTCAATTCCTGTTTGCAAAACACAATCGTTGTATTGAAATATTATTAATTTTGTAGGTGTAGCGATATAGGTCCAGTCTTTGCAGTCAAATGGGATTGGACACTTTTCACAAACGTCTTCGCACGTTTTGTGAATAGTAGGAATATCTATGACTCTTTTTTCAAATTTTGAATCTGGAGGAAAAGGTGGAAAAGCCGATCCGGAAGAACTCCAACAATTGATTCTTTTCCCATCTTCTAGTTCACCTTTATAATAAACACTTGGATTCTCAAATTGGTTTTTACAATAAGTTAATCCTAGTACAATATCTTTATGCTTTAATTTTTGTTCACAGAATGTATTTCCTTTAGCTGCCTCAATACATTTGGCATCCCATTTGTTGCCTGGTTTGCAACAATAAGATAATCCTTCTCCTTGACCATATTGAGTCATTTCGCTGCTACATACAACTTCTCTGCATATTGCATTAGGACACCATGCTGCTGTTGCTCCTTGTTCATTTATAGTTCCGTTTCCGTTGGCAGTACATCCAACAAAACAGTTACATATATAAGGGTCATTCCCTCCTGATGTACATAATTTTCCACATCTGTAGGCGTGATTTGGTTCAATCCATACAGTTTTATACCACGCATAAATTGTCTCTAGACACTTGTCAGGATCGTCTGATTGCTTCTGTCCGAAACCGCCACCCGACCCAAAGGGTGCATATTTTAATGTATCGTAATATCTGGTGTATACTTCTTCTGGAGTAATTATTCCATTTTTATATGCATCATAGAATATTCCGTCCTCTTTCCAATCTTTTGCGCTAAAAGCATATCTAGTTGTTAGTGTATAGTTGTAAAATCCAAAATGATCACAATACGAATTTGGGGGTTGTTCTCCATCACATACTAAGCCCGCGCCGAAAAGGGCGCAACAGTGTTCTGCTTTCCAATTGAAGTCCTTAGTTTGGTCCCAACCTAAAAAGAAACTATGCTCACTTTTCATGCAAGCATGCCAAAAAGTTTCATCACAACAACAGAATGCCATAATTTATCCTAGATCGAATGAAGTATTACTCAGAATTGTATCTATTTGTGATTCAATTGTCGAGTCATTATTCAAGAAATTTAGCCATCCGTCGTACGGATCTCCAGGCAAATTAGTGTAATTATGATGCCCGTGTCGCCAGACATTACTTAGATCTGTTGTGAGTTGAGAATATAATTTTTGAGATATAAAGATATTCTTTGGAAGATGTATGGACCACCATGATCGATGAGGTTTGATCTTTCTATGAGATCCCATAAGTAAGCCGCTTCCCATATGAGTTTTTCTTCGTTCTGGATCCACATCTGCGGATCGTTGTTTTGCAAGTTCTTTGCCGTACCATTGTTCTTCTGGAAGTTCTATTCCGGTATACGAATCAGAATACGACCACATCTGTCTTGGATCTTCTGCGTAATACGGATATCGAGTTTCAAACATTGGTTCTGGCCAAAGATCCATTCCGTTTCTAGACAACTCGGTTTGAGTAATTTCCGGATTTCCTCCT